CAGGTAGACGTCGTGGCCGCGCACGCACACGACCGTGCGCACGGTCGCCTCGGGCGTTTCATTGATCACGACGAGGTCGCAGACGCGCAGGTCCTTGGCTTTGATTTTCTGGGGCTTTTTCATGTCGGTTTCTCCGTTTTCAGGTTAATGGTTTGGCGGGATTCCCACCGCACAGCCCGGCACGCCGGGCTGTACGTTGGGTTATCAGACTTTATAAATTCGATACAACCCAATTAAATCCAGTAAAAATAGAGCGCTCATCTTGGCGCACTGGGTGACCATCAACATAGATTGTCAGAGTGCCTTGGCCGTATAGTTCTCCACGCACATATGCTCGAGCGGCTCGCACTGCTGCTCTTATAGACTTAGCTTTGCGACTGCCATTGAGGTAGCTATTATTGTTTTTTGCGGACCATGTAATCATGTCGTTTCTCCGGTTTCAGGTTAAGGGTTGAGGTGGATTCCCACCGCACAGCCCGGCACGCCGGGCTGTACGTTGGGTCATCCCTTGGGGGCGAACTGCGCTGGTGGGTTCTGGGTGTTCAGGTGGGCTGGGATGTGGAACATGTCGTTTCTCCGATTTCAGGTTTAAGGGTTTAAGGGTTTAGTCAATGTCCGAAGACGGCACGATCTTCTCATGCCGTTGCCGGAAACGTCAACACAATTGTATCTATGCAAAAGCTCATGCTGATAGTCCTGGACTATTGACTCAGGGTGCACCTGTGCGCCCTCCGGCCGCTGAAAAAACGCGCGATTCGGGCCTGCGCACGCGTAGCATGAACCGTGCCAACAGGCCAAAAATGGCCTATGCACCAAAATGGGGAAAACGCTTAAAAGGGCCCATTTCGGGCCTCGTTTCCGGCAACCTAGGGTAGGGGTGCCAAAAAAAGTTGTCGGCCGTTCTAGGGCCCTTCTCGTGCGTTTTAGACATGGTAGGGTTTACCCTGATTTTGTGGATAACTTGGCCTTTTTTGTCCTTTTTTGTGGGGACAACTCTGCGACCAGATGTGGATAACTTTGGTTGTCCACAGTGTGGATAACTCTGTGGATAAGTTATCCACATGTTGTTCAGCAGGTTGTGGATATCTTGCGTTGCCTGCATTTGGTGTGATACATTCGGGCGCATGACAGACCTCGACCCAAATCAGCACACATCCTCACCAGCCGCTACACCTGCGCCCGCTGAGCGCAAAAAGGTGGGCGGTGCACGCGCGAACAGCGGCGGCGCACGCGTCGGCTCTGGCAGGCCGAAGACCACTCCAGTGCAGCAGGTCATGGCCAAAGTCAAGGCCGACATGCTGGAGCGCGCAGTCAAAGAGTGCAAGATCACGCCACTGGAGTACATGCTGCAGGTGCTCAGCGGTGATCACCCTGACGCGCGTGGCCCTGCTGATCGACAGTGGGCCGCGACGGCCGCCGCGCCGTACATGCACGCCAGGCTGTCGCAGGTCAACAGCACCACTGAGGCCAGCGTCAAAGTGAGCGCTGAAGAGGCCGCGGCGGTGACCAAAGACATCGTTGGCACCCTGTTCGGCGCGTGACCATGGCAGCCGTCGCAGAGGCCCCAGCGCTGACCCGCGGCGACGTCGAGGCCAAGCTGTCCACGCTGCCCCTGTACGCCCTCAAGGCCGTGCGCGCACGCACCGATTGGCTGGCAAAGGCCCATGACTACCAAGTGCCTGAGCGCGACGACCTGTGGTCCTCGTGCCACATTTACCTGCTGCTGGCCGGGCGCGGTGCCGGCAAGACGCGTGCAGCGGCCGAGTGGCTGTGGTGGCAGGCGTGGACGCACCCCGGCACGCGCTGGCTGATCAGCGCGCCCACGGCCGCCGACGTGCGCGACGTGGCGTTCTCGGGCGACAGCGGCATCATGACGGTCTGCCCCAAGGAGATCATAAAAAGCTACATGATTACAACGTCCGAAATCGTTTTCATAAATGGCAGTATTATCAAGGGCATACCGGCGTCTGAGCCTGAGCGCTTCAGGGGGCCCCAATTCCACGGAGGCTGGTTAGATGAACTTGCAGCATGGGAAGATTTAGATGAAGCTTGGAACCAAATCCAATTTGGTTTAAGACTTGGTAAGCATCCCCGTTTAATGTGCACCACAACACCTCGACCCAAGCCATTAATTTTTGATTTGGTAGAACGAGATGGCCACGACGTTTGCTATGTAAGCGCAACAACATACGACAACCTAGAAAATTTAGCACCAACTTTTAAGGCGCAAATTTTGCAGTACGAAAATACTGCGCTTGGTGATCAGGAAATTAACGCGGTACTTTTAGATCCCAGCGATCATGGAATCATTAAACGCGACTGGTTTCGCTTATGGTATACGGATCGTGCTTTGCCAAAATTTACTATGGTGATTCAGTCATACGACTGCGCCACCAGCGCAAAAACTCATAACGACAGTACCGCCTGCATTGTTTTGGGGGTATTTAAACCAGAAGATCGGCCCACCAGCGTGATGGTAATTGACGCATGGTCAGAGCGCATGGAATACCCTGACTTGCGCGCCAAGGCAATTGAAGATTACCAAGTGGTCTATGGTGACCCGGATGAATTTGGCCAAGGCAAAAAAACTGATGTGATTTTGATCGAAGACAAGAGTGCCGGAATCCAATTAATCCAAGACATGCAGCGTGCCGGTCTGCCGGTGCGTTCGTACAACCCGGGCAGGGCAGACAAAATTATGCGTGCCAACTTGGTGGCCCCCATCATTGAGCGCGGCTTGCTGTACTTGCCTGAGAGCGACAAGAACCCCGGCACGTTTCGGTCGTGGTTGAAGGACGCCATATCGCAATGGACATCATTCCCTGAAACGCGGCATGACGACTACGTAGATGCCTTGACGCAAGCTTTGCGATACCTCAAAGATGCTGGGATAATTCGCATAGACCCACTCGACACATACGACGAGTACGCGGACGACCATAAGTTCCGCGTCAACCCATACGCCCAATAGGAGCACTGGCATGGCAAGCATAGAAGAGTTGATTAATCAGGCCAAAAATTTTGTTGGTGGTGTCAAGGACCAATACAAGCAAGACGTGGCCACCATGGACCAGCCCCGTGCCGCCACGGATTTACTGAACCGTGGATTGGTTGCCGGTACTGTTGGCGCTCCAGTGGACATGGTCAACACCGTTTTGACTCCGTTTGGTTTGGGCAGTGAGCGACCCATGCTGGGCAGTGAGCACATTGGCGACTTGATGCAGAAATATGGCATGGTGTCCGGTACACGCCGCCCAGTGTTAGAAATGGCTGCCAATGTTGCGCCCATGCTTGTGGACCCTGCTTTGGCTGCTGGAAAAATGGCTGCCCGAGAGCTTGGTCCCATGGCTGCAGGCAAGCTGGAAGACATGATGGCCAAGCAGGGCATGATTTTGCATGCTGCTCCACGTGGAACAAAAGTTGTGAAAGCTGCTGAGGAAGCAGCGCCAGCAACTCCTCCTGTTGAGTTGACGCCCGCGCAACAAGAAGTTTTGAAAAACTGGGGCAGCAAGCATGAGCGTGAAGCCAAGCTGAAGCAACGCGTTGAAGAAGATGAAGCAGAACAATTGGCCAACGAATCTGCCGGTGCCAGCCCGGAAAAAAATGTGCGTGCCAAAGGATCCACTGCGGCCGTTCCTCCCGATTACTGGCGCAAGCTGGCTGAGACTGAAGGAGATGCAAAAGTCTTGGCTGGGGTCCGTGCAGGTAAGCATTTGCGCCCTGACGGCAATGGTGGGTATATCGGGGGGCCAAGGACTGTTACGAGCCCACAGGGTTTGGGCAAGATGCGCAAGGACATTGACACCGATTTTTCTAATTCGGTGGACGCTATTCGCATGGCCGACCCAGAGCGTTTGGGAACATGGTACGACCGCGCCAAGTCTGGAATGGCGCAAAGTACTGAACCGCACCAACTGGACCCGGTGTTGGGGCAGCACGCTGCATACAGCGCAGGCGTGTCTCCAGAAAGCGAGCTTGGCTTTTCTTTGAAACACCACAACTCACGCGCATTGGGCGAGCCGGGCATGGCCTACCGTGGCGCGGTAATGCGCAAGCTGGATGAGGCCGAGGCTGAAGGCAGGCCGATTGAGCTGGCGTTTAAAACCAACAAGTACCGTGACATGAACGATCCACGCATTCCAAATGCTGGTTTGTTTGGCGTCAATGATTTCCGCCGCGCTCAAGGCATGGGTTACACAGATCCTCAGGGGAATCCATGGAAAGCTGGCGTTTCCGATACCATGCACCCCTTTATGGATGCCGAGACTGCATTGCAGGTAGAC